TAGATTTTCAATTACCCTTTATCAAATACTGGAATATAGAAATGATTAATGGAATTTTGACAAAAGGTAAAGCTTTTCCTGGCTTGTTGACCTCTAAATTGTTTTATAGTCAGAAGAGAATGACGGCTGGTTTTAGTAAGACCTTCTGTAAACATTATTTTCGTTATATTATTAAACGTTATAAACAAGTTTTCGATCTCTCTCTCATTACTATTGGGGGAAGAGAGAAGAGGGTTTCTTATAGTGACGACTTTAAATTATTAAAGACTCGGGTCGTGCTTATGATGGAGGATATACCTACTCTTTTATGCCAAAGTATCGCGACTCCCTTGATGAAAGGTTTTCAAAGGTTAAACTCTGGTTACAATTTTATTGGTAGGTCTCTTGAACAAAGGAATTATGTTAACATTGTTAATGAATTACAAAGAGATCCTCATACTACAATTGTTTTTAACGCTGATTTCTCGGGTCACGATAACCATGTCGATGAGCACCAGATTGTTGTTGCTTTTGGTATATTGAGACTCTGTTTTCCAGAGAAGTGGAAGTTTATGGATAAAATGTTTTATTATTGTTTATCCAGTATGGTTTGTAAACATATTGTAATTCCTGGTTCGGGATTTGTTTATAGGTTAACGAAAGGGATTGCTACTGGACATCCTTTTACTTCTTTAGTCAATACTACCGTTGCTTATTGTACTTTCGCTACAGCCTTAAATAAAGTTTGTTCATATTCTGAATTATGTGAAACCCGGCTCTTTGTGGCTGGGGATGATGTTATTGGGGTTATACCTTTATCGGTTCTTGAAAAACTTTCTTATGAGATATGTAATAATAGTGGTATGAAAATTGATCCTATTGAGGATCATTGTGGTCCTTTATATTCTAATGTGCCAACAATACAGAGGTCTTTCTTAAAGAAAAAATTTACACCTTTAGGTGTTGCTTGGAATGATGTAGAACTTATTGACAATCTATACACTAGCACTAATGGTTACAAGAATTCTATAGGTGAAATTAACCGCATTATTGACATGTTAATGAATGGACCTTGTGATTTCATTCTTAATAATAAAGTCTTGAGAATCATACGTAAACATTTATCAGATCCCCGGATAAGGGGTCCTAGTTATTATACACCTTTTCCGATGTTACACAACATGCCCAAATATAAGTATTCTAAAAATTTCTTTCATAGGGATCCTAAGACACTATACGGTCCTATTAGGCAGAAGACAATTATTAAGAGGTTCAATGCCCGACTTAAATTAGCTTTTCGGTGGTTTAACATGGGACAGCCATTTCCTGGGTTAGGCTATAAAGATGATTCTTATTGGATTGATGCCACTAAAGAGTTATGTTCTCCGGTTTATGCTCCATTCTTTATGAAGCTTAAGCTGAAATTACATAAATTCTTTAGTGTCAAATGGTATATGTAATTCTTTGGTCATGCATATGCATAACGT